CAAACGAGTTCAGAGCGAATGCTGACAACATCGCCGGAGCGACGAACAAGCTCGATCATGCCCATATATGACAAAATCAGAGTGCATTCAGATCCGTAAGGAATCAGATAGGCACGTCGTCCATCTGGCTCAAGACCTGCGGCAGAAAGGTCTAGCAAGCATTTGAATAGACTTGCCTGAGTGCAATCCTGCAACTTTGGTGTTCGCTGCAATGCTGTGAGAGCAATGCGCGAGAACCGCTCAGGAGTCATGTGCTTTGGCAGCGCCAATGCTACTTGCTCGCGGAACTTTTCTCCGCCGATCATCTCTTTGAGAGTCGGTTGCTTAATCGTTGGTTTTGTTTCTGTATTGTTGTCGCTCATGTGTTTTGTATGTGGGTGAGAAATTAACTGAACCTAAGTTTTAATGCGGCAATAATGCTTTTCCAGTTATCCGGTTTGCGCTTTGGAAATGGATGGTTAGTGCGGCCAATGACTGGCATGGTGCCAACATCAATGCCGAGGTAATCAAGTGCGGCGATGACGCCAGGAGTGCGATCTACATTCATGCCAGTTTTCCGTGCATATATTCGCGGCTCGCGTTGTAAGCCATCTTCAATTCGACGGCTTTGCCAATGTCGATGCCACGTGCTTTAGACGAATCCAAAACACGGATAATGATGTCTGCGAATTCTTCTTCTTCGCAGGTAAGCGGGCAATCTTTGTCGCACTGGCTTTCAAGGTGGCCCTTGCGTGCTGCCTCCCAAAGTTCGCTCACTTCTCCGTGAAGGTTTGCTGTCCATTTGGAGTAGAGTTCGACGGAAGAGTATTCGTAATCCGCGTCATGGAATCCCTTGTCTGATGCGTTTTTATAGGCTGCATCGGCCAGTTCATTTAGTGCTTCTCTTGTATTCATATTTTATCGGGTTGAGTTGTAATGTTAGTCCGATTTGTCCGCTTTGTCCAGTTGCTTTTTCGGCGCTTTTAACGATTGCAAATATTCCACAATTGTTGGCACCGTTTCTTTGCGCGGCTTCACTTTGCCACTGGCCCATTCGTAAAGGCGCTGGCGATCAGTTCCGATCAGTCGAGCCATTTTAGTTGCTGATCCGTGCGGACCTTCATCAAGGTGTTTTTTGAGTAGTGCTGCGAGGTTCATATTTTTTAGTGTGTTGCGAGATATTCGAGAGATTCCATACACTCAGGCTCACGAGCGGCCCAGCGCATGATGATGGCTTTCATGGTGCCGATTTTGGCGACTCTTCGGGAAGCTCCGTCTTTGTATTGTTTTGCGGCGCTTTCAAGAATGGTTTCGAGCAGTTTTTCGGCTCGTTCATATCGTTCGGTGAATGTCGTCACCAGTTCTGGGTCTGCTTCGGTTGTCATATTTTGGGTTGTTAACTTTGGTCTAATCGTCCGTTTTGTGCAAATGGTTTTTCGGCCCTTAGAAATGATTTTCACGGCTCCTGCCACCAGGGCTTGAGCTTGGCGAGTTTGCGGTCTTCCGCCTCGCGTCTTTCCTGCGCTTGCCGCGCTTCCTGCTCCCGCTGGCGCTGTGCTAGGAGAGCGAAGAAAGCGGCGAGCTTGTCGGTGTTTGCGGTCATGGTCGTGCGTTTTTGTGTTATTTTTGGTGATTTTATCCAGCCACGCTGGCGTACCCGTCTCGCGCCTCCTGTGCGTACTCGTTAGCGTACCATTCCCAACATTCCGGCCCGCTCTCAGGCCAACAGCGCCTTGCTTTTTCGTACTCACGTTCCCAGATTGCAGACGTGTCTAATCCTCTCGGCTCCACGCAGGTTTCAATCGTTTTCATGTTGCTTTTAGTTTGGTTTCTCGGCGCATAATCGCGCCCTCTTGCCATCTTGGCGGCTGGCGATGCCGCAGAGATAGCAAGCGGGCGGGATTCAGGCTTTATCCGGCACGGACCATGCTGGCGTTTGCTTTGAACCGCGAATCTCCGCCGCCTCGTTTGAACGCTCCGCAAGTCTGCGAACGTGGGCGCGGTGACTGTCCATTTCTTGACGGCTGGCGAATCGAGATGGCAGAATCTCAAGATGCAAGCGAGCGGCCAGCGCGTACAAGTCTTCAAGGCTCATCTGCGCGATTGGTACGCGAAGCTCGCCAGCTTCATCTTTTCGGACCTCGCACGCGATTACGGCCCCACTAGGAAGCCGGTCAATTGCCAGTCCGATTATGCAGTTAACAGCACAGAATTCCTGCGCGTTGTGGTTTAGAATCATATTCGTTTTCTGTTTTTGGTTATGGTTTTAGCCTGTCTCATCAGTTTTCGGGAGGCTAACCCGAAAAGACCGCCGCAGCGGTTTCGACTCACATTCTTTCATTGCATACAAGGCGCGGAGAGTAGCCTTCCCCATCGTCATAAAATGACTGCAATTCAGCGTAAAGGTTCTCTAACTCGCCGGATTCATTTTCAATCAGCATGTAGCCGCTTTCAAGAAAGCCAGCGTTACAAGCTCCGCCGAAAACGTAGCGATCTCCACGAATGAGCATCACTTCAAAATCGTGAAACTCTCCACGCTTGTCTTCTATTTCAAGGGTTCCCAGGTGCTCTGCTTTGCTTATGTCTGAAACTTGCCATTTTGATTCGTGCATAATGTGTCTTTTTGTTTTTGGTTTCTTGCTAGGGTTTGCGCCCTTTGCTCCCCTCGCTTGCGGCAAGGGGAGACAAGGAAGCAAATCACTTCGACTCTTGAACTGTATCTATGCCAGCCAGGAACGCACGCATTGCCGTTTCAAGTTCGCGTTTTGGAACGTGCCCATGGATTAGAGGCGTGGTTACTCCGCCGCCCTCGCTATGCATGCGATGGAGGCAATAGCCGCCATAAGCGCCAGATAAGTGGTAGTTTCCAACGTTAGCGCGGAAATTCCCGTTTTCGTCCTTCGTATACGGCTCCAAAGGTGAACCTGTGCGTTCGTTGATCCAACGGCATAGCGTTTCCAGCGTTTTAAGTGATGTTCTCATGTTTTTGTCTTTCGTTTTTGTTTTTGGTTTCTTGATCCTCACAGCGCGGCGGCGGCGCATCCCGCTAGAATTCCCGCGACGGCAAAGAGCCAAAGCCATAGAAGGCACTGGCGATGGAACTGCTGGCGCTGGCGATGGCGTGAGGCTGCTAGGTAATGCAGGCGGAGGTTGTTCGGTTCTGTTTTCATGTGTTTGGTTTTGGTTTATTCGTGGCGGTTTAGTCCACGCATGAACGCACCCATGAAGGATGCGCTCAAGCGAGGGCTAATTATGATCCGAGGTAGAAACTGATCTGCCCATCATCGCCTTTGCTGAGATTTGAGGGAATCCGTCCCTCCATTGCCATTTCCTCGTACTCTTCCCAGTCGATCTCGTCTAACGAGTCAGCGCCTGCTTGACGAACATCACCAGCAACCCATTGAAGGAATAAAGCGTTCACTTCTTCCGCGCTCCAGGCTGCTATTTCTTCCCGTGTCCATCCGCCTGAGCTTCGCGCAAAGTCTCGCATTGCCTCCAGTTTATCTTCCGTATCGAGCAAAGGAGTTTTTTGGGCCTGCTCCTTTGATGCGTTCCAGGTGTTCCGGCCTGCGTTCTCTCCACCTTCCGCTTGAGAGTGCGAGAGGTCGAAACAATCCAATTCAAGTAGTGGCGTGATATCGATGTACATGTTGTTTTAGTGGTTTTAGGTTAGTGCCAGAGGATGATTGCGATTGAGATCAGAGCGATGGTTCCGAGTATCCAAGCCAAGAGCATGGCGAGCATTGCGTCTGGGGTGTCGTGTGGTGTCATATTGCGTTGCGTTGCGTGTTTTGTTTTCGTTGGGTTATCCTAACACGCATAGATTAACAGAAAGCGGACAGTTAGCAAGCAGAAAAGCGGACACTTTGAAGAAATACTTGCGAAGTTAGGGCTTTAGCGGGATTAAATGCCGATTATGGCGAACACTCCTGTAATTGATCCCGCAACCTGGGAAGCGTTAAAAGCTGCCAGCATTCGAGGCGTTCCAGATTCACAGCTTGCCGAGAGCTTTGGAGTTTGTGAGGCAACGATCAGGATCAAACGATTCCGAGATGATGTGTGGAAAGCAGCGTTAACCAGTAAGCAGGAAAAGGCTACTGAAACGATAGGCAATGAAGAGAATGAAACGGGAATTGAAACGAAAGGCGAAAAAGTGGTAAATTTGCCAACTTCGCCACTTGCCAGCACGTCCACACTTGCGCAGAAAGTGGCTTCTACGGTGTCCGAGAACATCTCACGACTAGGAGAGCAGAATCGTCTCCTAGCGCTTCAAATCGCAGGGAAAGGGCTAAAGCAAGCAAATGCTGCTCCGCCGGACGTGCAAAGCTGGCAAGATGTCAAAGCCCTCATGGACATTGTGGCTAAGGCCAGCGGGATGGATCAAGCCCAAGCCGTCCAAGTTAACGTGCTTAGCTCGCAGCCTATGGATTTCTCCCCTCACTTTGAGCCGCTTGTTGAGACTGGAAACGTGGTTGAGGTGTAACTCACTGAGTATCAGTGATGTCCTACTTTGCATGCTCGGTGTTGTTTGTAGTTATATATTAACCCGGAATTTCTGGCCTGTTTTTTCTTTGATCCCGGCAGTGCATGGGTGGATGGACTGCTAGCTAGCGGCGGCGGTGGCTAGTAGCCAGGGTGGCGGGCGAGCGCGAGGGGTGGCAGTGAGGAGCGCAGACCACGGGTCGGGTGGCAGTGGGTAGGGCGGGGCGAGCGGCCCATGTTGTGCGTATATTCACTCCCCTCATAAAATTCCCCCAAATAAATATCTTCTACCATTACCACCACCGGGTATGATTTATTTATTCACCCACCCCAGGGGTCTTTTCTGTAAAATCATCCTCAACAATTTCTCCCTCTAAATTATTTCTTATACCATTTGATTCCGTCCGTTTGTGTGTGATGTTTACCGCAGTGAACTACTACAATGAATATGACAAAAAGACCGCCGCATGGCTGCGAGAACTCATCAAGGCTGGACTTATTCCAGATGGAGTTGTGGACGAGCGATCAATTACAGATGTGCGTTCAAGCGATCTCGCCGGATACACGCAGTGCCATTTCTTCGCCGGAATCGGAGGATGGAGCCTTGCTTTGCAACTCGCAGGATGGCCCTCAGATCGTCCTGTGTGGACCGGAAGCTGCCCATGCCAGCCATTCTCAACCGCAGGAAAAGGACTCGCTCAAGCCGATGAACGACATCTCTGGCCTGTGTTCTTTAATCTCATCAAGGAATGCCGACCTGAACATGTCTTTGGGGAGCAGGTTGCAAGCGCGATTGGCAAAGGTTGGCTCGATGGAATATCGGCAGACTTGGGCGAAGAAGGTTACGCCTGCGGGTCTGCCGTATTGGGCGCACACAGCGTCGGCAGTCCGCATATCAGACAAAGATTGTACTGGGTGGCCGACTCCAACAGTGGACGATTCCAGCAATGTGACGAGGGAATCGGGAGCGTTCCAGAGCTTAACAAGAACAGCGCAGATGGCTGGATGGGCGACTCCAGTAGTGAACGACACAACGGGCAGCACTCACTGCTACGGAAAGAAGAACCAAGACGGGACACGGGAGATATTCTACAAGCTGCCGGGTCATGCGAAGCTAGCGGGATGGGCAACGCCGAACGCCAACAATATGAACGACGGGGAGGGGCTGGAGACGTGGGATGCCCGCCAGATCAAGAACAAGGAGAAGCACGGCAACGGGAACGGAGCTGGGATGCCAATAGCGGTTCAGGTGAAAACGATCACGGGATGGCCGAGTCCAATGCACTTGGATGGACACATGGCTTCGACAGAAAGGACGACCAACGGGCAGAAACAGCTTCCGAATGTAGCGGCAATCTGTGGTCTGACTTCCAACTCGCCCACTGCCGAGACGGCAAAACCCGTCGCATCCCAACTGAACCCACATTTTTCCCGCTGGCTCATGGGGTTTCCGCTAGAGTGGTGCGACTGCGCGGTTACGGCAATGCAATCGTTCCCCAAATTGCGGCGGAGTTCGCCAAAGCATATTTAGAAATTTCCCAATGATTTCATCATTCCATCCCAACTTCAAAAACCTCACGGGTAAACGCTTTGGTCGCTGGACGGTTCTCTCCCATGTGCCAACGGGTAGAAAAGGATCTTCAACCTGGAGATGCCAGTGCGACTGTGGACGCATCAAGCAGAACGTGTTCTATACCGCTTTAACAACGGGCAAGTCTCTTTCCTGTGGATGCCTTAGAACCGATCTGCTGCGCGGTAAAGCAGTGGATGTGAAGCCGGAAAGCCCAACTGCTATTGAAGAGCCTATTGGCGATTTGGCTGAGCTTGAGGCGATGCTGGTTGATTCCAAGAAGCCTGTGGTATCTGAGGCTAAAAAACTCACCCTCAACGATCAACGTCTCTGGCGCTGTATAGCTCGTTGCCGGGTCAAAGGACTCACCTACAAGGGCCAGAAGCCAACGGATTTCTACGTCAAGCTGGCGATGAAGGATGAGCTTGCGATTTGGCTGAGAGGATAAATATCTTATTGTATTTGTTGCATCGACAGAATCGGCGTGCGATGGTTGATGACGATATGAAACTAACAGAACAAGAAAAAAGAATCAAGCTGGCTAAGGCTGATGGGTGGGATGAGTCGCCGTCGGGCAAATGGAGTAATAACGGATTTATTTTGCCTGACCCTCTCAATCCACCCGACTACTTCAACGACCTCAACGCGGTGCATAAGTTGGAGCAACAAACATGGTCCAAGGAATGGAATCTGAGAGACGATTTTTGTGATCATTTGGCTTTAATCATTGACCCTGTGCATGGTTATAGAGGTCTTAAAGCTATAGATGCACTACAAGCAACCGCAGCACAACGCGCCGAAGCTCTCGGCCTAGCCCTCAAACTTTGGGAGGCATCGAAATGATTGCAAGAATCGCCATCTTAATGTTTGGAATTACTATCGCTTCTACGACGTGCATGAACCGCTACTGCGAAATGAAAGAATGGATTCACACTCACTCAGATAAATACAGACCATGAGAAACATAAACCTCCCCAAAACAAAAATATACATTCGCTGTGACGCCTTCGGTGGTCCAGAAAACGAATTTGAACTAGCTTGGCTCGTCTCTGTCAGAGCTATGCGTAACCGTCCATTCTGCTTCCAGGCATGGGTGGAGAAATACGCTGCATGCTTCGATAAGATTCCGCCGCAGTGCGTCTATTGGTATGAGCCGGAAGATGATCACAAGCCTCTTCCGCTACATAAAGTTCAGATGTGGGAATGCCTGTCTGGTTCCATTGAGCTTTGGCGCAAGGATCAGTTAAGCGACGTGCCAGTTTTGGTTAACCTTGGCAAAGGTAATCCACCGATAGGAGGCCACTACTGGTTCACCATCGACCACCTGCCAGAAGGGCAATCATCTGGCCTCCTGGACGTAGGTGACTCAGAGTTGCTTGAAGAGCATAAGGAGGGCAATGTCATCAAGCTCAGTAATGGGCAGATCGCGATCTATCCGAACAACCGCATTAAGTGGATGCCAGTTTCACTGACCGGCAAAGACGCAGCCGCAACTATTCCGCCCTGGAGCGTTGCAACAAATAGCCAATGGGACGAGTGGTGGTCTGACTCAGACGAAATCCTTGGCGATGCTAAATGGGCGTATTGAAACAAACGTAGAACATAAATATGAACCGTTCCTCTCCATCGTCTTATTCTCCGTCGCTTGTCCCTATACTTATGAAAGACCTACACACTCCAATCGAGCCAAATCAACTGCATCCGATGTTGTTGGATGATGCGCACATAGGCGACATCGTCGCATTCGACTGCCGCGAAAGGATGCTCACCATCCAAGTCGATGAGATGCCAAGCGGCAAAAAGCCTGGACACAGGCTTGGAGCGCGGGCGATTTTGGTATTCCTGCCGGAGAACGACCCACATCAAGCGACGGCAAGCGCTGGACCATTGAAAACATAACCAAAATCCACATTGACGCAGGAATTAAACACGGAAATGAAACCCATGAAGACCAATATGGCCTTGATTCGGCTTCCTAATGACGTGGCCCGTTGCGATGGCGTAGGATTCGATGAAAACGGCAGTTGGGACTGGCGCGAAGGCTGTGAGACGTGTTTACGCCGCACTGCTCCACGTGGAGACATGATGCTCATATCGTTCATCCATCCGCCTGCGATTGTCGCTTTCGAGTGCGAGTTCCTCATTGAGCCAGACAGCAATCATCCAAACCAACTTTCCAGCTAACAATTTAATGGGACGCTCACCAAAATCACTCATCAACGAAACCTTCGGCAGCTTGATCGTTGTCGAACTCGTATCTCGCAACACCCATGGCAATAGCCGCTGGCTGTGCCAATGCGAGTGCGGCAACAAGACCGAGGTATATTATCAAAATCTCACCTCTGGAAGTGTGCAGTCCTGTGGCTGCTTGCCGAAGGGAAGGAAGATTGGCTCCAAAAAACAATCCAAGTAATGACTATGAATACAGAACACGACAAACCAACGCCTCCTCCAGGATTCAAACTTGTTAAGGGGGCTGAATTAAAAGCTCCATTTGATACCAGATTGCTCGTGTTTACCGATGAAGACACATGGGATGAATCTGTTTATGCAGGTTCAAATAGAGCAATGCTCCATGCAGACTTTTGCTCATGGTATGCGACACCAGATTCACAGCAATCCATTTCCGAGGAGGCCGCAGCAATCGTCGCTGGAGATCGCGAAGCCGACTACGGCGAAGTAAACGAATCTTTCTCCCGCATCGCAAAGCTGTGGAGTGCCTACACAGGATCGACCATTGAGCCGTGGGATGTGGCGCAAATGATGATTCTTCTGAAAGTCAGCCGAGCCAAGACGAGCAAGAAGCGAGACACCTTGGTTGACATCATTGGATATGCCGAGTGTGCAGCGAAACTTAACAAAGCTGAATGATATTTGGGCTATGCGGTCCTGATGCCAGACTTTGGGTGGGGAAAATGTGAAAAAGTGTAAAAGTCGAGCACATGCAGAAAACAGGCTGTAAACCATTGATGATCAATGAGAAAAGCGCGTAAAGCTAACATAATAGAATAGACAAGTGGTTAACATAATTCGAGATAGTTCATGTTGACTCTTAACTATAACTAACGCATCATGGCTCATGTCGTTCATCAAGGCGCACTGCGAATTAGTCACTTCTTCAGTATGGGAAGGTCCGTATCACCAGAGGATTGCGTGGATGGCATTGATGGTGACTTGTAAAACTAACGGCATCAGCCCGATTACCGAGGCGTCTCTTTACCGGGTGGCGAATATCACCAAGGAGGAAGCGGATGACGCCATTCTAGCTTTTACATCGCCAGACCCAAAATCACGCACCCCAGATAATGAAGGGAGACGTATCGAGCGAGTCAGCGGTGGATTCAAAATCCTAAACTATTTCCAGTATCGAGATATAAGGACTCCAGAACAAAAAAACGCCTACATGCGCGATTACATGAAAAAGTATCGCAAGCAGAAAAAGGACAACCTTTCGTGGGAAGAGGTTTACAAGATGGAGGCAGACGATGCCATGACACTCCCAATACCGGGAGAGTTTGATGCCTCAGTCGAGGCTGCAATAATCGACTTTCTCAATATGCGCTATGAGCTAGCGACAGCACCAAAGCGTAAGCAGGATCGAGTTCGTTTCTCTGCCTCCATGGCAAAAGCCCTTTTTGACGAAACCCGTGTAGCACTCATAACTCTAACGGCAGCCGAAGTGGCAGCTAAACTGCGTAATACAGCAATCAGCGGATATCGCTCACCGCGCTTCAACTCGATCTACCGATGAATATTCCAGAAACATTCAGGTTACCAGCAGAAGCCATGGCTGCTAGAAGACTAACTGGGATAACAGACGACAGCCAGCGCCAAAAGATCATCAATGAGATTTCGGAAGATGAGTGGAAGATCGACAGAATTGAATGGCGCAACTGGATGGAAATGATGAGGAGTAAATTTGCTAGAATGCACACAACACCACAAGAACGAGTAAATTATGAACGAAGAAACAGAAGATGAATGGGAAGAAAAATGCCGCAAAGAAGTTGCTGTCAGAGATGAGAAAACAAAGATTTTTGGTGTTTTGAGCGACAGGAATTTGCGCGGATACATGACAAACTACGGAATACTTATCAGTATTGATAATGAACATGAGGATTGGTCGAAAGTATTAAGCGCCTCAATTTATGCTGAAAAAGTCAGAGAACTTATTGGTCTTGAGTCGCCTGATTATTCAAGAGATGAAATTCCAGCCACATCCACAATGGATTAAAAAAATTACCAGCTAACAAAAACAACCACTTGCCTCCACCCAAGAAACAGCATAAGATATCCAATGGGAAACATTACCCACTGCTAAACCTAAAAATATATGAGAATCATTGACCCAACATGTACGATTGGACATCTAGCCAAAAATCCTGAGATAAGCGCAGCAAAACTTGCGTCTTGGTCATCAAAAGGCGTGGAGATTTGCAATGATAGTAAACTGTGGCGCTTGTATAGTGGAGATGAGCCATGCAGCAAAATGATCTCCGCTACTGTGATGGAGGCTTCCGCATGGAATAAAAATGCCAGAGCCTTTGCAGGATGGCAAGCGTCACTTGGACGAGTGGCCCTACCCATCTTTGAACTTCGTGAAGAAGATGACCCTGAAAAAACATCAATGTGGAAAATCACCTTCAAAGAAGGCAGCGTTGAAGATGTTGAACTTGTGTGTGCAGAAACAAAAGCGGAGGCTCGCCGTCAGTTTGACAAAATGGCAAGAGTTACTTGGGTTGTAAAAAGCATTGACAAGGTAGAGAAGAAACAAGTAAATATAAATCAATAACCATATGGAAAAGAAGTTCTCTAAAACGATCAAGAATCCTGATACTGGCCGTGAAAAGACGGTGAAATACGGCCAAAAAGGCAGCAAAATTGGTCCTATTGGCAGCAAGCGTGCTGATGCGTATTGCGCTCGCAGCAACAATATCGCTGGCGATTGGCGCTCTGATTCCAATTCGCCAAATTCCTTGTCGCGTCGGAAATGGGGATGTTCGGGATCTAAAAGCGTAAAGAAGAAATAACACCATGAATACTGAAACAGTCTGGATGTCAGTCATTATTCTTTTGATGTCAGTCATTAATCTTTGCATTCTATTGGTCAAATGCCTGACTTAAATCGGAAAACATAATCTCAATCTACCATGAAGGACTCCTGCTACAAAAAAGTCAAAGCAAGCTACGACGTGTTTCCATCGGCTCGCGCTTCTCAAGCCATTGCCAAGTGCCGCAAGGAAAGTGGCAATGTTCGCAAGACTGAAGCTGGCTCCAATCTCAAGCGATGGGAGAAGGAGAACTGGAAAGACCAACGCACTGGCAAACCTTGCGGATCAGGTGGCGATAACGAGTATTGCCGACCAACGAAGCGAGTTTCATCCGATACGCCTAAAACGGCTAGCGAATTAGGGCGCAATAAGGTTCAGGCCAAGATGCGCGAAAAAGCCCGTGTTGGCATGGGTGCTAAAGTCAGTGCAGCTAAGTAACAATTTGCCCGCCGTGCCTGTGCTGGCCGAAGTACCTCGCCAAATCAGATTGGTAATTACCGACGAGAAAGTAGTGGTCGAAAAGCGCAAAAGAGCACACAACTTATGTGAAGAGGTTCAGCCTCGGATCGAGACTCTTGCGGCGGCGGGCAGCTAATTTCAATATATCAATATGGACGAAATGACAAAATCCCACAAGTGCCGAGTCAGGCATGGAGACTATCAGTTTATTAAAGGATCAGTCCTTGATATTGGCTGTGGTCCAGACGCCATCAAACTTAATCCACCATCAACCGTTCGAGGTTGGGACTTGCCTGATGGAGACGCGCAATATCTGACCGGCGTTAATGACAAGTCGTTTGATTGTGTAGTGAGCGCCCATTGCCTGGAGCACATGAACGATCCAGAAGTAGCTCTTCAAAACTGGAGCCGAGTTCTCAAAGAGGGCGGATATGTGTACATTCTAGTTCCGCTCTACAGTGCTTATGAGAAGTTCCGCGACTTCCGCTTTGGCAGTTCTCATCAAGCACGTTTTAATCCAGATCACAAAACATCATGGGATATTGTTAGCGTGGACAAGCCGATGAACCACGATCACTACGACTACAAACGCATCGTGCAAATGGGAAAAGATGCTGGATTGCACCTTGTTGATCTGCGTATGGAACTAGACGGCTTCCATTGGGACAAGTGGAACGATCCTGATTTTGACTCGACTATGCACAATGGGCTAGCTCAGTTGTGCATTGTGTTCAATAAGATTTAGCATTATGAATTTACTCCCGGTAGTCCTCAATATCGCGCCTCACGAAAAACGTCAGGCTGAACGCTTGGCGAAATATTTGAAGGAACTAGATGGCACCGAGGTAATTACGATGTCGTTTCAAGACCCTCCTGGCATGCGTTATCCAGAGGTGGCAAATTTAGCGTTCAAGCAGTGCGCTAAAACGATGCGTGGTAAGGCTTTTATGTGGATTGAGTGTGACTCTATTCCAATCCAGAAGGGATGGCTCAAAGCGATTACTGATGAGTATGTGAAGCAGGGCAAGCCGTATCTTTATCCAAAGACTCGCAATCCACCATTTGATAATTTTACGGGCATTGGCGTACAAGGACCGGACGCATACGAGCAAGCTCCAGTTGGATATACTACGGGCGGATTTGATGAGTGGATTTCTACCAATTTTCCAGATCAAATTGGACTCACTGATTTGATTCAACACTCGTATGGCTTCTATGATTCTAGGGGTGATGTCACACTCCACGAGTTCCCGCGTGATTTGCATATTCTGCGAGATGATTCTGTGATCTTCCACAAAGATAACGCTCAGAGTTTAATCGACCACATCATGCCATCCATGAAGCGTGATGAGATTATTGGAGTCTCTGGAGTTGGTGATTTGGGTGATGCGGTGGTGAGCTTAGCAACACTCAAGCACCACGGCGGCATATTCGATTATTACGCCCGCGACAATGGATCAACCAAGGGATTTGTTGCAAGACTGCCGCTAATCAGGCCGCTGATCGAATCCCAACCATACATCAACTCTGTAAAAATCTGGAAGCGAGAGCCTATTGCTTGGGCATCAGAAGGCTTCAGGCCAAGTTGGCATGACAGAAGACGTAATCTTGCTACCTGCCATGCTCAGCATGCTCTTGACACGCACTTCATCGACACGCTACCAGACATGAGCAAGCCGTGGCTGACAGTTGAGCAAAACAAGAAGTTCAACGGCCTCATAGTCATCAATCGCAGTCCTCGCTACAATAATCCACATTTTCCATGGAGAGAGGTAGTTGAACACTATGGAAATCTTTTGTGCTTCATTGGATTGCCGCAGGAGCACGCTGATTTTGAGTATCATTTTGGCAAGGTTCGCTACATCGTCACACGCGATATGCTGGAAGTTGCACAGGCGATTGCCGGAAGTGAGTTGTTTATAGGCAACCAAAGCTCGTGCATGACAATTGCCGAAGGATTGAAACATCCTCGAATCCTTGAGGGATCACTCATCATTCCAGACTGCATTTATCCAAAAGCGCATAACGCTCAGTATGTCTTTGATGGAACGGTTACTCTTCCAGCCGTCGCTCATGTTCCAGCAAAAAGCCTCAAGTCTAACGCCATTCATTGGTCAAATTTCGACACAACGATTGTGCCAAAAGTTGGACGTGGATACGGTTGGATATATGACCATGGAGGCATTCGGATTCAAGAAGGCACCGTGAGAAAAGTGGCATCCAAGGTATCCAAGCTACTTGGAATCAGCCATGAGCAGGCCGAAGCAGAGGTTGTTAAAGCCACTGTTAAAGCCGCGCCAAACTCTTTTAGTGGCAATCTACGCATGTCAAACATGACTGCTGCAATGGATGCCCTTCGTGAGAATGGCTACACAGATCATCCAATCTTTACTCTCATGAGTGGAAATATTGGAGATTTGCTTTGAAATTCTATTTGACCACTTTCAATCAAACCCTTATAACCAAGAAATCTTATGCTCTTAGCTATTCCTGTTAGTGCCAGTGACGCCAAAAACCTGCCTCATACGGCGGAAATCTTCAAGAAGTTCGGTCCTTACGCTGGTTTCCAGTGTGCAATCTTTGCCCGTTTAGAAATTGAGAATGAAGCTCGCGTGTTTGCTGAGCAGATTAAGCCTTTATTCTCCAACCTAGACATTCACATTATCGACTTCCACTCCAATGGAGCTACGGAAGCTGCCGCTAAGCATTTCCGCGCTGTTGCTCAGACGGTAAGCGAGAAATATACCGCTGGACCTTGGTATTTCTATGAGTTGGACAATA